CAGGGTAAGATAGCGGAACGGACCACTGGAAAGATGACGCACCTAATGCGCATAAACACTACAAATGCTAACGCAGATGTATATGAGGAAGCTCGCCTAGCGGCGTGACCGACTCCGAGGTAGGAAACGCCTTGTCACTGAAGCAACCAAAGGGGCAGGGTATCTTCCCTGCCCCTTTTTACGAGCCGCACATGGAGGGTAATAACATGCGCCGACTAATGATATTTGTGATGACTATGATACTTGTGGGTTGCGCGGCATTTCAGCCGTATCAAGCAACACAACCAATCGAAAAAGACACGCTGAACTTGGGTGCATTGTCACTCACTTCCAGTGTGGAACTCTACATCATTGAGAATGAAGAGCAAATCACTGCTTCTCTTGAAGCACTGCATCTTCCAGTTCCTCATATTGTCTTCGAAGCAACAGCCGAAGACAAGCGACAGATCCAGTGCCTTGCTCGCAACATCTATTGGGAAGCATCCAATGAACCGAGTAGAGGTAAGGTTGCGGTCGCACAGGTGACTGTGAACCGTGCGGCAGATGATCGCTTTGCTGATGATATCTGTGGTGTGGTCTATGAGCGTGACCGAGTAAAGGTTCGCGGCAGGATGCGCACAGTCTGTCAGTTCTCATGGACTTGCATGAGTGTCAAGAACAAGACACCGCAGAATTCAGACAATTGGGATGATGCTGTCCAGATTGCACAGAAGTTCGTACTCGACGGAACAAGCTTACCTGAATTAGAGGAAGCCCTGTTCTACCATGCGGCTCGCATTCACCCACGGTGGGCGCGGCAAATGGTCAAGATTGAGCGCATTGGCAACCACATTTTCTACCGAGAGAAACAGAAGCAAACTGGTATTTACTTGGCGAGCAATTGATGGTATAATGTTCTAATGGCAACACGCGACGAAAAAGACGAGTTCTCGACTCTAATCCTACTAAGAGCAGACCGGTTCAACACCGATTGCTTAGATGCAATGGTTACGTACTGCGAAGAGATAGGGTTGGAAATGGAAGTCGGAGCTACACTTGTGAACGAAGTTCTCAAGGCGCGGTTGCATGACGAGTTCATGGAACTCAACTACTTAGAGAAGAGCAGCAAGTTACCCATATGATTCCCGTTCACTATACTGAGTTAACTGAAGAAGAGCGTCTGCGACTGCAACAGGAGCGACCTACGGGCATCGACTTCCTGTTCGCATGGATGACCACGAAAAATCCCATGCTAGGTGGAGTCACCCCACTGTGGATGATGGAACATGGGAGAGGCGACAAGCTGGCAAAGTTCATTCGCGCCGCCCTCAAGGAGAACAAGCCATGAACGCCTACATCCGCGAAGTGCTGGTGTACGCGGTGATTCTTTTATCTCTTGGATTCGCCGTAGCTGCACTTGTTGCGTACCTTGAGTGGCTACCCGGTGTGCATCTAATGCGAGAACGGAAGGAGGACAAGCCATGACTGAAATGACACCAGAACATCTTGCTAGAAAGTTTCATGAGATTTATGAACTATCTGCACCATCCTTCGGTTATGCAACACGCACCGAAACTCGCGACTTTGATCCAACGACACCTAATGGTAGACTGATGATCCACGTATGCGGAGAAATTCTGCGTCTGTTTGCTGAGACAAAACATGAGTGACAACAAGACACAACTGCTAATAGAAACCATGAAGCTGTTCAACATGATGGGTGTGCAGCAGGGTATGGGTGTGGATGGTATGCTGATGCAGCGTATTGCCGCAGAACTAGATGGTTCGGCAGTGTCCGTCCCTAGATTCGAAATACCAAGAGGCATGTGTCCATTATGCCATGCGCGGGATCTTACCATGTGTGACTGTGATCCAGTTCAACAGTTGGATGCACTGAGAGAACTACAAGTAAAGGCATGACCGGCTATGAGTTCTACTGCGCCTATCATGCGGTGAAGTTGCATTTCACCACAGACTCCTACGACTATTTCAAGTACAATGGCAAGACCAAAGCCAATCCACTCACCTTCGAAAAGCGCAATGATATACACATGTTCCACCGGCTCGCCCGGACATGGGATGATGAAGAAGTCCTGCCGTTTCTTGTATCCAACTTCTTGAGTAAGAACAAGTGCTGGACTAAGGATCTGTTAGGCAATGAAGCCACCGAGATATACACCAAATGGAAGAAAATCTATGAGTCACTCACCTACACTTTTGAGCAAGATGTGGAAGCAATTCTTGATCGGGGCGGCATTAACGATATGCTTGCTTCAAGACCTAGTGGAGAGTATCCGAAAGTCTTCACGATGATGCAGCAGAATGAAATCACGCTAGAGACACTGGTGATCCTGAATGCGCTCACCGGCTGCATGGCTAATTGGGATAAGTGGTATGCCGAGGATTACATCTACACCTGTGTATCTAACATGATTAAGAAGTATACCCCGTTTCTACACCTAGACCTACCCAAGTTCAAAAATATTGTCAGAAAGCACTTGACACCAGTGGAGGTTTGATATATACTATGTAGATACTATGAATCATGTGGATAAGACGCAATACATCTAATACAACCATATACGAGGAATACACAAATGGTAGATTTCAAAACTCTTAAAAAGAATAGCTCTTCTCTGGACAAGCTGAACAAGGCGATTGCCGACACTCAGAAGCAGAGTTACGCGAAAGACGATGAACGTTTCTGGCAACCAGAAACAGACAAGGCAGGCAATGGCTACGCAGTAGTCCGCATCCTTGACGCCCCCGCAGTTGATGGTGAAGACGCACTCCCTTGGGCGCGTATCTTCTCGCATGGATTCAAGGGTGCAGCAGGATGGTACATCGAAAACTGCCCAACGACTCTCAATGGCAAATGCCCTACGTGCGAACACAACTCAACACTGTGGAACACCGGCATCGAAGCCAACAAGAAGATCGTCAGTGAACAGAAGCGCAGACTCAACTACATCACTAACATCATGGTAATCACGGACGCTCGCCATCCTGAGAAGGAAGGCAAGGTGTTCTTGTGGAAGTTCGGCAAGAAAATCTTTGACAAGATTGACGAGCAGATCCATCCGCCGTTCGATGAGCAGGGTCGCACACCAGATGATCCTAACTATGCGCCAACCAACGCATACAACCCATTCGACTTCTGGAAGGGTGCGAACCTCAAGATCAAGATTCGTCAGGTTGAGGGATACCGCAACTACGACAAGTCTGAGTTCGATGCTCCGTCTGCCGTGGCAGGTGGTGATGACAAGGCAATCGAAAAGCTTTGGAAGAGTCTGTACTCGCTCAAGCAGTTCGTTGCTCCTACTGAGTTCAAGACCTACGATGAATTGAGCGAGAAGCTCAGTCGCGCACTTGGATCGGTTGGTAAGGCAAGGGTGGCAGTCGCAGTCAGTGACGAGCAGGCACCGTGGGATGAGCCAAAGGCGGCGGCACCAAAGCCACGCAAGACGGCTGAGACTGTGAGTGTCGATGGAGACATGGACTACTTCGACCGTCTAGCTCAAGAGTAACTTGTAGATCGGGGTTACGGCTTAACTAAGCCGTTCCGAGTACAGTATGGGGCAGGAAGTGCGACTTCCTGCCCCTTTTTTGTGCGCTAAATATCTGTATGGCGTACAGTGGACACTACAGACCTTCCAATCCTACCAAATACCGGGGCGACAGCACCGGTATTGTCTATCGTTCGTTATGGGAACGCAGGGTCATGGTCTATCTGGACACCAATTCCAAGGTGATAGAGTGGTCCAGTGAAGAGATTGTCATACCCTATCGGTCGCCTGTGGATAACAAGGTACACCGATACTTCTGTGACTTCTACGCCAAGACGACAGGTGGCACGTTCATGCTGGAAGTCAAGCCAGCCAAGCAATCAGCACCACCCGTCCAGCCCAAGACTCGCCGGATATCCCGTAAGTATCTCAATGAGGTTATGACATGGGGAGTGAACGAGGCTAAATGGAAAGCGGCTACAGAATACTGCCTAGATAGAGGGTGGCAGTTCAAGGTTATCACTGAACACGATCTAGGGATCATGGGGATATAATGGCATCATCAGTATGGGACAGTCTACGCGCAGCCATGAAGACGGCTGGCATCAAGCCGCGAACCAATGCGGCAAGGGCATGGTATGGGCAGACTATCAATCGTCTACGTATTCCTACCAATCGCTCCAACATCCTCAACGACCCACGTAAAGCCACAGCCCATGCACTGATTGGGCGCATGTATGCCTACCATTACGTGCCAAAAGGACAGGACAAGCTGCCAATGTGGGATCAGTTCCCGATTGTGCTGCCCATGGAGATATACCCTGACGGATTTCTTGGGTTGAACCTACACTATCTGGATCCCGGTGCGCGACTGGCACTATTGGAATTGCTGCACGATTTCATCACCAACACTAAATACGACGATAGCACACGATTCAAGCTATCGTACTCTGTGCTAAATGGCATCAAGAAGTACGATATCATGCGTCCGTGCATCAAGCGATACCTGTTGGAATACATGGAATCGCCAATGATCTACATTGAGCCTGACCAGTGGGAACTGGCAGTCTTACTACCTTATGAACGTTTCCACTACAACTAAGGTACAACCATGTTCCCCGACGCATTTCTAGCTAACTATGCTCTCCACGGTGATTTTGCTGATGCAGGCAAATTTTTAGCCTTGATCTATCAACCGGCTGGATTAGTAGCTGGTGGTTTGTTCGGTGGTCTATTGGGTGGTAAAAACTCCATCGTTGGTCAAATAAGCCAAGGACTAGGTAAGGGACTCAACACTGCGGGACTCTCATTCCAATGTGATTCAGCAGTTTTACCGGGATATCAAATTAACACCGTCGAGCAGAAAGTATCCGGTGCGCCTTTCACTGTTGCTGCCACACCACTCTATGAACCACTGCAACTCACCTTCATCTGTGCTGGTGATCTATGGGAACGTAAGTTCTTCGATGATTGGATGGAGTTTATGCTCCCTAAAGGATCTAAGCGCACTACTATCGAATCATATCTCAATCTGAGTGGTGATTCGCGACCGGCAGGAACGGCTGAGTACCGCGACAATTACATTGGCACCATTCAGGTCATCAATTTTCATAAGACGGGTGTGCCAGCAGTTCGCTATACATTCGAAGAGGTATTTCCTGTTCAAGTACAAGCACAACAAATGTCATGGGATGCAATGAATGATTCGGCAATAATGAAATTGACTGTGGTATTTCATTATCGTACATGGAGTAAGGAAAAGAATCTAATATCACAGGTATTCGATGCATTCAAGAATAACACTCCATCCACTGACTATCTGACAAATGTGGCTAATCAAGCTCCACACAATATTCGTTAACTACAAGGTGATAACACATGGCAATTCCTAAGATTGAATACCCAACCCATAACATATTCCTTCATTCACTTGATCGCAACGTAAAGTTCCGTCCGTTTCTAGTGAAGGAAGAGAAGATCCTCTTGATTGCAAAGGAATCTAAGGATCCAGAAGAGATTCGTAATGCTGTGATTCAGATCATTGCAAATTGTACCGCTGAACCTATAGAGATAGATAAGCTCCCTATATTTGATATTGAGATGATATTCCTCAAGTTACGCGCACGATCAGTGGGCGAATCGGTCAAGCTACAATTTCATTGTCAGAATCAAGTGAGTGAAGATAGTAATGGTGATCCTATATTCTGTAACTCAGATACGGATTACGTATTAGACTTAGAGAAAGTAAAATATGAAATACCAGAAGGACACGATAATAAGGTAATGATCACCGATAAGATTGGGGTCAAACTCAAGTACCCAACTCTCACATCTGCGGTTAAAGAAGAGAAAGATGAAATTGAAACTATGATCAATATGGTTGCAGATAATGTAGAATACGTATTCGATGAAGAATCCGTAACTAAGCCAGCCGACATGCAGCCTAATGAATTGATATCATTCTTGGATACACTGACAGTAGAGGCATTAGAGCGCATCAAAATGTTCTTCGCAACGTCACCCAAGGTAGTATTAGAGGATCATGTAACGTGCAAGAAGTGTGGATTTGAGCATGTTATGCACAGTGAGGACTTGCTAAGTTTTTTTATCTGATGATGGGCTACGATAGTCTCGACAATATGATGCGTAGTACGTGGGCAATGGTACAACATCATAAATGGGACTACGAAGCGATTGAAAATATGTTAGCGTGGGAGAGACAAGTAAATGTGTCTCTTACTGCCATGTACTTGAAGGAAGAGAAGGATAGGATTCAATTGCAACAACAGACGAGAACACGCTAATGTCAGAACACGAACAACAAAATGCTGCCCAACAAGCATGGGATTGGAAAACAAAGGGAACTGTACATGAGCAGGTAATCAGAGAGAAAGGATTACGTAAAAAGCTTACAAAATATGTTACAGCATCCCTTGAACAGAAAACCAGAAGTCCATATACACATGGTACCACTGGTGCAGCCAAAGTTGCTCGCTTTATGGGCAAAGATAATCTGGCAACTTGGATTGATCGTTTATTCCTATCAGCAGATAAGATTGACAAACCAAGGCGTCCACCCCCATTAAAGAAAGAGAAAGAGAAAGGTGAAACGAAAGCTCACCCACTAGATTATTCTGCCCGTGCTGGTTATATCGTAGGCATTAGCAAGAATGTTAGAGCAATCCATGCTCTTGCAATAGAGAATGCGGCTGTTGTTTCTGACATGGCTAGAGATGTACGCCACATTAAGTCTCTCATCATGCCTCGCAAAATGGTGGTTCGTGGCAAACCAATTGTCGATGATTGGGGTAGAACGGATGATAGTGCCACCGGCAGAATAGAACTCGCACACTATAACCCATTGGCACCAGCAGGCGCACAGTTCGTCAAGTCGAAGAAGCATCGTCCTAAAGGTTGGCGCAAGGGATTGTATGTACAGGGTAGACCCACATCACAACCACTTGGAAAGGAATTTATCCAATCAGCAATTCAACAGGCTGCAATGGAGACTGCTATTATCACTCTCAAAATTGAAAAAGAGGATGCCAAGAAAGCAGAACTACACAAAAAGAGAACATATGTAGATCCAAAAGAATCTGATGCGCGTGTGCAAGTCGATCCAATGCTGATATTTGCTGCCAAGGCTAATAAGCATTTCAAGACTATTGAAGATGATCTTGATATACTCAAAGAGAAGTCTGATGATAAAGATGACAGTTGGTGGATCATTCCTCCCGGTAGTGCATTAGGCAAATTCTTATCATGGGCTAAAACTATTCTTATTGGTGTGGGGCGATTCCTACCATATGCGGTTGGTGCTTTAGGTGCTATTGAGGCAACATTAGCTATCTTTGGTTCAATCAATAAAGGTATGCAGCAAGCTGCCGATACCGGTATTGACAAGGTAATATCCGACCAACGTAAAGCTGTTGCAGCCGGTGATACTACTGCTATTCCAAAAGCAATTGAACAATCACTCATGCAGGCAGAAGATAAGTTGGCTCGCGCACAGAAGAGTGGCAATGTGGCTGCAATAGAGCAGGCACAATTGGAATTGGATTACAACAAGCAACGCATGATGACTTCCGATAAGCTCACTGAAGAAGAAAGGAAAGCCGCAAAGGACTATCTGGATAAGCGAGCAGCCGGTATCACACCAAAACAGATTCGTGATTTGGAGCGTGAAGTAATAACTAGGGCTTCTTTAATGAAGAAGACTAATACACGTAAAGAAGTAGATGATTATCTGAATCTGTGGGATGTGTATTCTAAGAAATTATCTTCTGGTGAAGAGAAGGATGCGACGATAAGCGGATTTCATAAATGGGTAACTGCTCAAGGTGGTGTGGTGCCTGCCAAAATAGTATTGCCAGAACTAAAACCACCACCTGCCGCGCCTGCTATTGGTGGTACAGAGGAAGAGAAGAAAAAGATAAAGGCGAATGAGGGATTCAAACCAAAACCATATCAGGACAGTCTTGGTAAATGGACTATTGGATATGGTCATCTAATTGGTACCGGTCCTGATAACAAGACATTGCCGAAGGAATGGGAAGGTAAGGAACTTAGTCAAACAGAAGGCGATGCTCTTTTCGAAAAGGATTATGCTGAACATAGAGCAGCAGCACAGAAAAATGTACCGGGATTTGATAAGCTGAATGCGCGTGGTCAGAGCGCACTTACCGACCTCACATTCAATATGGGACCAAATTGGGTAAAGGAAAAAGGATTTAAGCAATTTGAAAAGGCAATGAGTCAACCAGTACCAGATGTGGATAAAGCTGCCGATAGCCTAGTGAATAGTAAATGGTATAAGCAAGTCAAGACACGCGGACCTAAGATTGTGCGTGATCTACGTTCTGGATTAGATCCAGTGCCAACTGGCGGTCCAGCATTAGCATCAGTGAGTCCCGTATCTACCAGACCAAATGCGGGTTCAATGGATAGAGATTCTAAGACACTCATGGCATCTAATACTCCTCAAGGTAGTGGTACAAGCGTTGTGGCACCTGTTAGTCTCACTAATGTAAATCAAACTAAAGCTCCACCTACACGACCAATAGCTACTGCATCTTCATTAGCCACAGATCCATCATTTGTGCGCGGTAGCACACCACTACATCCGGTGAGTGTAGGCTAAATAATACACCCACCATATCAGGAACTAGCATGAGCTTCATATCAAATGTAACTAATAACGTTGCCAAGATTGGTGGTGTGATCAAGAAAACCTATGGTCCGTTGTCCGCATTAGAACAAGGATCTACCGGTAAGAACTATACTACCACTACATTACGATACCCACTGGATGTGGGTGATACACATTTATACCCTCATACTGTGGAATTCCAATGCTGGATTCCACATCCTACTACGATTGAGAATGTCACAGCACCAACTAATCAAAGCTTTAGGGGTGCGGATGGTCAAGTATCGGCACGATCAATCATAAACTATGCATTGGGTGGGCATCAGGATCAGGTAATAGGATCAATAAAGAATGCGGTGAATTCAGTTGTTCAACCAATAAGTCAGACAGTATCAGAGGTAGGCAAGGGTGAATTCTTGGGTCCAAAGGTCAATCAGAATCAGGCACTCAATAATAGGCTAATAGATTTTACACGTAGAGCAGACAAATCAGACTTGATTGCCATGTATGTGCCTGCCGGTACTTGGAATGATCGTATCAATAATGACTATACCACAGCATCCATGAATGATGCTTTAGGTGATGCCCTTGGATTAGCTGCCGAAGCTGGTGGTTCCATAGCAAAAGCGTATGAGCAGGATAAGTCTATACTTGGTTCTGTTCGTGGTCCTATCGGTGAACTATTAGCCAAGGCAGCAGGCAAGCATCTCGGTGCTGATTCCAAAATACTACGTGATGTAGGCTTTCAATCAATGGGATATGCTATCAACCCACAATTAGAAGTGCTGTATGGTCAGACTAACATGCGCACATTTCAATTTGATTTCATGATGACTCCACGTAGTCGAGAGGAAGCAGAATCGTGTTTGGCAATTATCAATAGGTTCAAATTCCATGCATCACCACAGTTTACTACCGGTGGTGCTGGTAGGTATTTGATCCCTCCATCTTATTTCGATATCGTGTTCAACTACAAAGGAACACGTAATTCTGCATTACCACAGATATCCACATGCGTACTCACTTCATTTGATGTGAACTATTCAGAAAATGAACAATTTGCTACGTATTCTGATGGCGTACCTGTACAAATGCACATGGTCATGGAGTTTACTGAACTCGAAATGATGCACAAGGCACTTCGCGAGCTAGGATACTAAAACATGGCATATTTCAATAACCTGCCGCTAGTTCAATATACAGACTTGGAGAGTAATACTGCTTCCAATCTGGTTATCTTAACCAATATTCTCATACGCTCCTCGTTCTTGCGCGATATCATGGACAATACATCCATGTATTACGACTATCAGATGAAGGATAATGAGACTCCTGAAATCATTGCCGATAAGCTATATGGTGATGCCAACAGGCATTGGATCGTATTGATGTTCAATCAGATACTTGATCCATTCTATTCATTTCCGCTTACGGGTACTCAGCTAGATGACTATATCACCAATAAGTATCAGACCTCCCTTGCCTTGACTCAAACCACAATACACCATTACGAACAGCGTATTACACGCACAACATACCTGAATGGAATGCCACAAGATGCTAATACTGATGTGGTGATCATTGCAGCACAACAATTGAATATGACTACAGGCTTGTTAGAGACTACACCCTATCTACCGGGTACGGCTGATACCTCGCTCGCCGCAGGATCCACCACCGAGTCATTCGGCAATGGAATCACAACGACTACTGATCTTCTGAATGTGGCAGTATCCAATTACTCATATGAGACAACCGAGAATGAAAAGAAACGCAGTATCAAGTTATTGGATAAGCAGTACGTCACTACGGTAGAGAGTGAGTTCAGGAGATTGATGCGTAATGGCAACTGATAATATTGATACCAATAATAACTCAACACCAATATCAGCAGATCAATCTGTAGATACACGCGATTTTCGTATTGGTGAAATCACCCTGATTGGATCAGATGGCGTTGCTCATGAGATTTCGCCTCTTGTCGCCGAATTGCAAATACGACAGGATATCTATCTTGGGTTTATGTCTGGTGAGATGCTGATTACTGACGGTGTGGATATGCACTCTCAAATTGCATTCCATGGTGAGGAATACGTATACATCGACATACGAGAACCAGAACAAGAGCTTGCAATCAAGAAGGCATTCAGGGTGTATAAGGTTTCTACACGTACACCTATTCAGAATAACTATCAACGCTATATCGTATACTTTGTGTCTGACGAGCTAGTATCTTCATCTACCTCCAAGGTGTCTAAAGCCTATAAGGGATCCAAGGTATCCAGCATTGCCTTGGACATTCTACAGAACTACCTACATGTACCCGATACACAGATACTATACGACGAAACTTCTGTTCCTGTTGACCTGATAGTACCTAATCTACGACCACATGATGCACTCAATTGGTTAGCCTATCGTGCCTATACTTCAGATGATCCGTGCTTTCTATTCTATGAGAACTTGCATGGGTTTAACTTCAGAAGCCTGTCATCCATATACAAACAGGGTACTGTCATTAAGGTACCATTCGTATTTGAGAATAAGAGTGGTATGAAGGCTATGGATATGGATAAGTATGCCATTGACTCTTGGGAGGGTAAGGTTGATTTCGATGTACTCAATCAGGTGAACTCAGGCGGCTATGCCATGTCCCTATTAGGATTGGATCCATTTCACCAAAGTTTCACAACCCAAAATTATCCGCTGGATAAAACAGGCAAAAAATTATTTGCCAATCCACCCATGACCAATACCAAGGATGAGGATGGGGTGTTTCTATTTGACAGGGGTAGTACGCATTTCCTCACCTATTTGGATACAGAAGCTACATCTACTGAAAAGGCATCTGGTACTCGCGAATGGGTGAAGGGAGTCATGTCTCTTGCTGCATTACAACACAGTATGATGGAGTTAGTAATACCGGGTTCCATTAGAATAGAGATAGGTACGCTAGTTTCTCTTCGGTTCCCCTACGCTACTACACCTTCGGATGGATCCTCTATTTGGGATAAGCGTAAATCGGGTAGGTATCTGATTGTTGCGGTCAACCATAAGTTTGATCTCCTTAACCACAGATTTGATACTATCTTCATGGTAGCCCGTGATTCAGTACCAGAACCCTATACGTCTGATCCTGATATACAGAGTAAGATCAAGAAAATGAACAGGCAAACTAAATGAAAAACTTGATTACACGTAATGTTATCGGAAAAGAAGGCTTCATCTGGTGGATGGGTGTCGTAGAGAATAGGGTAGATCCTGAAATGATGGGACGGGTACAGGTGCGTATCTTCGGGTGGCATACAGAAGATAAGTCCCTAATACCCACCGAGTCCCTGCCATGGTCCCATCCAATAGTACCGGTCAATGCCTCAAACACCACCCATACACCGAAAGAGGGGGATTGGGTTTTCGGTTTTTTTGCGGATGGGCAAAATGCACAGCACCCAATGGTGATGGGTGTGCTTACAGGATTCCCGACCTCCTCACCAGATACAGGGGTGGGTTTCTGTGATCCATCGGGGACATATCCTAATAGACTGAACGAGCCAACGACCTCAAGGCTAGCGCGTGGCAGAACTGACGGTACAGTAATTCAGACCCGTCAGCGAAATCAGAAAAAAGGGGTGAAAACCGTGAATGGGGGTAGCTCATGGGATGAGCCTGCCTCGCCGTTCGCGCCACAGTACCCACGCAACGCGGCGCACGAATCCGAAAGCGGTCACGCAATCGAACTGGACGACACGCCAGCCAAGGAGCGCGTTAACATTGCGCACAAGGTTGGCACGTTCACGGAACTTACGGCAGACGGCGATAGCGTCACTCATATTGTGCGCGACTCTTATCACGTAACAATGGGCAAGAGTTTCG